GGCTGCTGAATGGTCCCTGTCTGGATTGCGTCAGGTTGTTTAGCTGCCAGCTTGGCAAACGCCGCTGTGACTTGGCTTGCAATGGTAGCCATTAGCCGCGCCTCATGCTGACCATGCCGGGACCGCCACGGATGTACCCCAGCAGCAATCCATCAACTGCAACAATGCGGGGCTTGCCAGTCGGCAATGTCTCGCTGTCAATTGTGATTGGACCGACCTTAATGCTTTCACTTGTGCTGCTGTTCACAATCGTTGCAAACGGCTCAATGCCGCCCTGCAAAATGTATGCCACTTCAAACTGCGCATAAATAATCTTTTGGGGAATTGAGTCAGGGTTAACAGGCCAGTCGTTTACAAGGTCATTAACCAAACGCGGCCATGCTAGTTGCTGAAACTGGTATTGCTGCGAGCCGATAAACATATACTTGCGATCAAGAAATTTTGCCGCCTTGCGCAAGTTTATCTCGTTCAACGCTTCTGTAGCTTCTAAAGTAAAGCCCTGATCAATTGCATAGGACTCATAACCCGCAAGCGTTCCGTAGCTGTCAGCGGTCACGCCGCCGATGGTGGTATCAAGTGCCATTGCAGCGCCCCTTGTTTGTCAGAATAACCTTTGTGAAGGGGCGAACCGAAGCCCGCCCCTCTGCAAAAGTTAGCCCTGCAGCGTGGCGACAAAATCGCCTTTCCAGACCTTCGCACCGTAGAAGGTGGTGATGTCCAGCATCGACTTGCCGTAGCCTTTATACATCGCCATCTCATAGACCAGACCCGAGAACGGGTCTTGCACGGTCAGGCGATCGGCAGCCATGTCGCCGCCTTGTGGCATGGCAGGCGGGCGCACAACCAGCTCGGCCGCCGCGCGGTGAAACGCGAAGTTGCCGACGTAGTTGTTGCCAACTGTGATTGCGTTGTTGTCTGGAATCGCAACGCGAATGCCGGGGCCTTGGATTGTCAAGTTGCCAGACACGCCGACGAAACCAGTGGCAACGACATACTTGTTTGCAGAGTCAGCTGCAAAAGTAATAACATCGCCAGCTTTGTAGCCGGTCGCGCCTGCGGTCACAGTATCAACCGCAATAGTGGTATCGCCAACTGCCAAGACGCTGGCCGTTAGGCCATTTGTAGCTGTTCCCTTTACGTGCGACACGATGCCGTTGCTTTCCTTAAGCATCAGGCCCTGCAAGTTCAGCAATTCGCCGCGACGTAGCAAGTCTTCACCGCCCGCCTCGTTTACCTTCTGCAGTTGCGCCAAGTTGCGCAGTTTGGTGCCAGCGGCTGTGTTGATCGCCAGAGTTGCTTGGCCGTCCAGCGGCATTCCGTTGTCAACAAGAATCTGGCGCGCCTCGGCAATCACGTCAAAGTTGGTGCCGAATGGGGTCGTGCCAGCGGTGCCAACTGCGCGGGATGCACCCTGATAGAGTGTTAGCGCGGCGTAGTTTTCGATCTTGTTAGTGATGCCGCGCATCGCCTGCGCGATCTGGTCGCCATAGATCGTCTCGTACCCTGCGCCATTGTTCAGCTTCAGAATGTCTTCGCCGGTGTACGGAATCTTGACGTTGGCCACCTTGTCGATTGTCGCGGTCTTGTTATCGATGGTCTGGTCATCGCCTTCTGGGATGGTCATCGATGGGGTGTAAGACTCGTTTACGAGCGAAGACCGCGTGAACGCAGACCGCACAACGCCGCCGAACGCAACGCGCTCAGTGCCAGCGTTTACGGTCATGGAGGGAATCACGCCAACCAGTTCGCGACCGACGATGTCGGCGGCCTTGTAGATGTCTGCTGCGAGGTTGTCAAAAACGTTTGCCATGTGTGTTTAGTCCTTTTGTGGGGGTCAGCCTTGAATGCCGCCGCCTGATTTTGAATGATTGGCACGCTCGCTTTGCGACATTGAGTCGAACTGCGCTCGCGTTACCGTTGGCTTGTCAGGCGTCCCGCCAGTCGATGCCGGTGGCTTCCCGCCGCCGCCTTTGCCTGCGGCCAAGACAAAATCAGAATTGTCATCGTCCGCCGCAAGTTCCTTAGCCAAGTCGGCCAAAGTCGCGCCATGATCGGCACCGCTGCCAATCATGGGCTTTCCGTCCGAGGTCATGATCTTTGCAGAACCGTCCTCGTGAAACTGTATGCGGTCCATGTTGAATTGAGCCATTTTGTCAATCACGCTAGGCTTAAACCCGGCTTTCGCGAGTTCCGCTTTGAGGTCAGACGACGCGCCGCGTTGCATCATCTTGCTAATGCGGTCATTTGCGCCGGTCAGCTTGCCCTCGTAGTCAGCCGCCATTGCGTCCAGCTTGGCCTGCGCATCATCCGCGCCCTTGCCGCTGCCCTTGGCCTTGTCAGTTAGCTCGGCAATCTTGGCGTCAATCTCCGCCGGGGTGCCGTACTTGCTGTAGGCCGCTGCGTTGCCGCGTTCCTTAGACAGAGCCGTCTTGAGGCCCGCCACGTCTTCCGGTGCGGCCAGTGCGCCTAGATCAAGGTGGCCGTCTGCCACAAGGGGTTGCATCCATGTTGGCAGTGTCGTTGCGTCTGTTACTTCGATTTTCATTGGTTCAGCTTCCCGCTGTTAGAGCCGGCATCCCGCCAGCGTTGGTTCGTGCTTAGATAAGATTGCCGTTTTGGTAGATACGAATTCCCTTACACACCCAAGACAGCAAAGCGTTTTCAATCTTTCGCGCAGTTTTTTCGCTGCGAATAAACGGGCCAACCACCAGAATAAAAAGCAACGCCATTCTGATGCGAATTTTTGGGCAAGTGGTCTTTAGGTTGATTTTTACATCCGTCATCTGGTTACTCCAACGTGGAAAAACCCCGCCGAAGCAGGGTTGTTTAGATTGTCGTTAGGTGGGTGGTGCGTTAGTCGGTGGTGGCTTTAGGCGTTTTTGCAGTCACCACGCCGAAACAACACCCTAGAACAAAGTGGTTGCCGTCTGCGTAGAAACAGCGATTTTTGTCCCTCTTGGCGTAGACCACATAGCCTTCGCTCGTGTCAGCTTCAACGCAATCATACACTTCAACGCCATCAATGAAAACAGTCGTTCCCATGTGCGCGGGGTTATCAGCGGTATAGTTCATAGCCTTGCCCTCAATTCTGCAAGCGTCAACTCGCGTCCGTTGCCGTCTACCAAGTCGCGGAACTTGATCTTTCCATCGCGCCAGAGTTGCGCGCGTCCCACGCCCAGCTTGTCGTTTTGCTCTGCCACGTCGCGCCGGGATAGCCAGCCCTCAAACGTCGTGTCCGCCGCTACCTGCCCATCCATGCCTGCCCGCGTGGATGCTGGCACTTCGTCGATGTCAAACCCTAGCTCGCGGAAAGACTTGAGCACCGGGACCGACGTGCTGCGACATCCCCAATGCAGATTGCCGGGACCGCCGCCCCATGGGATATCGTGCTCAATCGGCTCGTGCGTATCAACCGTGTATGTCAGCCCGTCGCGGACGGCGCATAGCACTGTGGTTCGCAAATCTATTGTTGATACCCACTGCAACGATTTGATGATGTCTTCGTTGCCCTCGTAAAGCGATTGCCGAGACTTCTGCGACACGGCCTGCGTTGCCGATCGAACCAGGCTTTCGGCATTTCGCCGTGAAATCTCCATGAACCCCTGAACGGGTGATCCGTTTTGCGTCCCGCCGCGAACAGCGCGGATTAGTGAGGCGTTCGTTTGCCCCTCGGCAATGCCCAGCCGCATAGCGTCCGTAAAGCGTTGCAGCGTGTCGCCAGCCTGCCGAGATAGCCAGTCCGATACCGGAGCACCCTCAATCAACACGCCGTCAACAATCGCCGCAAGTTGACCGCGCGTGATTGACGTTGTGATAAAGTCAAAGCCCAGCGCCTTGTTGATTGACGATCCCGCAAACGTGGTCTCAACGTCTGCCAGTTCACGCAGTTCACCGATCAGTCGTGTGCTTTCCCCGCGATAAGCTGCGCGAATAGTTTCCTTGACCTGGCTCAACAGCTTTTCCAGCCGCGCCGCTTGCCGAGATGGGGCCGCAATGCCCGTTGGGTCAATCTTGGCAAGCTGCGCCACGATGTCGCCCTCAAGTTCTTTCAGAAACCGCGCCGCATCCCGCAACTGACCAGCAGTCAGCCGTTGCAGGTCCAGCGCGCGGCCCGTGATAGCGTCAAGAATTTCATCGTTTACGCTGGCCATTGGGTCACTTCTTTGGCTTGGGTTTACGCTTTGTCGGTGTCTTTGTGCCGTATGCCATTTATGCCTCCAATCCAAGTGGGTTGCCTACCATCATCGGCGACGCCGACGCAATGCGGTCAGCCTCGTCCTGCGGGTTGAGGTCGCTGGCAACCATGCCGCGTCGTGCAAGCTCGCGCAGGAACGTTTCGCGGCTCATGTTGCCCGATTGAACAGCCTGCAACAGAACAGCCATTTCTTGAGCCGACATCATGCCGACTGCAAATTCTTTGTTGACCGTCACGGTCGGCGTTACGTCATCGCGGCCAGCGTATTGCAGCATATAGATCATCGCCTGTTCAAGCGCGTCTTGCAGGGAATCAGCCGTCATAGATAGCTGCGACGTTTCCTTTTCGGCATCAAGCGCGGCCCCGGTGGCGCTTTCGGACGACACGCGGGCAACAGTCAGTTGCAGGCCCAGCGTTTCCATCTGGAATTCAAGGTCTTTAAGGTCTTGCCGTCCGGCGTCGATTGCTTTGCCGCTATGCTCAACCCACTTTAGGTCAGCCGCCGGGTCATTTGCCGTGGTCATCTGTCCAACGCTGATCGTGATTGGCTCGTCGTCTTGGCGGCCCGAACCAAACAGGATCGGCACCCGCGCGAAGTGCAGCACGTTGCGCTGGTCAGATTGAGACTGCCAATGCGCGATGTTGCAATCGGCAAGGTCGTCGAGCATAGGTTCGCCCGTAAAGAACCCGGTGCGGTTCGCGTAAAACGGCACTAGCGTGATGTCTTTCATCTCGCTTATAGTCGGCTCTGCGAAAAGCACGTACTCGCCATCTCCGCCTTTGCGCTTGCGGTAAAGCCGGGTCATAACGCCGCCGACTTCCATGCGGTCCAGCACGCGAACCTGGTCTATTTCGACGCTTTTGAATTCGTCCTTGGGATCTTGCTCAGTGACGGACTCCATCAGCCGCAGCTGCGCCAGAACTGTGACGTTGCTGACAAGCGCTGTGCGCCAGCCTAGCACGTCCTCAACGCGAATGTGCGACAGGTACGGGCGCAGGCCCATAGACGCCACAGCGGCCCGCGTTACCTGCTCAGGCCGCGCCGGTGCGTCAACTAGGATATAAGCAATGCCAGCAGACAAGCCGTCTTGAAACACGTCGCGCGCAAACGTGGATAAATCCCGTCCGGCAAGGTCAATATTCTTGGCCCATTCTGCAATGTCGTCTGGCGTTTCATCGGCAAGCTCAACTGGCTTGCGAAAGACCCGGCCAGTCATGTCGCGAATTGCCTTCTTGTAGCCGTTAAACAGCCACGACATAGCCAAGCGCTCGTCATACGTCTCTTGTGATTCAGCGGTAAACTTTGGCAGGTAAGTTGTGCCTTTGCGGCGCATGCCCTGCGTGCCGCCCATCAAAGCGCGGCCACGGGCGGAAGCGTCCACCATCTGTGCGACAGCTTTTGATCTGGCGGCAACTGCGGTCATAAACGTAAACTCCGAGATTCAAATGTGGGCTTAACGACGGGCATTTCATACGCCAGCGGATATCCTGCTGCGTCATTCTGGTGGTCAAGGCCCGTCTTTTTGTCAGGCTCGCCGTTAGCGTCGTATGCCTGCTGCTCAAGGCAACGGGCAGTCTCGGGGCATGTATCCGGATTGACAAACACGCGCTTGTTTTGGAACGCCATGTTCACGGCCAAGATCCGGTCCTTAACGCGAGGGTTCGACGGCTTGGCGCGGATTGTAAAACCTGCGCCGCGCAACAGCCCGATGTCAGAGATCGATGCGCCCTTGCTGCTGGCGTTAGCGCCGCTGGCGTCGGGATAGATCGTAACGTGATGTCCAGCCCAGCGGTCTTTGATCGTGTCAATCATCGCCGGAGTGTCTCGCCCGCCCTTGATTTCGTCAACGCAGTGCCAATCATTCTCGCGCAGTACGTAAGCGCACGCGGCCATGTTGCCTACGTTAAAGTCCATACCCAGATTGATCGGTTCGCCGGGTTTCAGCGTCTCGCGGCTGCGGTTTACTTCGCGGTCGTATGACGTGTAAACGCTGCCCGATGTTAAGTTGACAAATTCGCCATCCAAGTATGCGCTAATTAGTTCGTCTGGGTAGGTGTCCAAAAGCGATTGGATAAAATCAGGCGGCAAGTGCTTGTTGTCTTGGGTTCTAGCCCTTAGCAAACGCCTGCCTTCGCCTGCGTCTTTTACAAAAATTCGGTGCATCGCTTTAAAGCCTTCCGGCGTTGATACGATGACCATTTGCCGAACATTGCCAGCCCGCAAGCGGCCCATTAGCTTTTCGAATGCTGAATATGCAAGGGCTGCCTTGGCCGTGTCAAATTCGTCCAAGATCACCCACGCGGCGTTTACGCCGATTAAGCGGTCGTAACGCTCCATGCTCTTGCAGATGATGCGTGTCTGCTTGCCGGAAACGGTGCAGTAGAAAATAACCTCTGACTTATTAAAGTGAAACGGGATACCAAATTCTTCGAGCGCGGCTTCAACTTCCGGAATCAGGATTTGCGTCAATAACGGAAAGTTGGGCTCAGTTATAATCCCGTCAGACCCAGGGTTCAACAACGCCAAGGTGCACGCCTTGCGGGCAACTGCGTATGTCTTTCCGCCTCCGTAGCCGCTCACAAGCCCAAGGATGCGCGTTGTGGTGTCCTCGATCAGGTCAAACTGGTGTGGCAGCAGGGCTATTGTTCTGGTGCTTGCAGTTGTCAAAATGCCACCGTTTCATGTTTGAGACACTACCTAATTTTGCCGCTATCAATCGCGCTTGATCACAACTGTTATGTGTCCAGCGTCCGGTGCGGTGTCTCCGTTAAACATGCCAAGGTGCTTGCCAATCTTTTCCAAAGCCGCCAGCTTATCAGCAAATTTAATCTTGACGCCTTGTGCCGTCAATGAAACCTCGACGATTGCTGCGGCGGTGTCATCATCAATTTCTAACGAAGAAACCAACTCAACCGGCCATTGCGCATTGCCGTCTGCGTCAAGTCCATCTGGGGCTGACCCCCATCGAATAGCCTTGCGGATGTCGGAAAACCCAATGCGCGCTAGTTCAGCCATTACACGATCTTGGGTGATGCCTGTGCGAGTTGACATTGCGGATTGCGCAGCCGAAATAGCGGCTTGAATTTCAACATTCATCAACAGCCTTTGGCCTTGTGAACCTGCGGTCTTTGCGCTGTATCCCGCGCGGATTGCGGCCTGTGTCGCGTTTAGGTCAACTAGGTATTCTTCAACAAACCTTGCTTGCTTTGGCGTCATGGCCATCAGGCGTCCCGCCTTTGCTATCGTTAAGGCTTCCCGCCTGTAGGTCGTCAGTAACCCGCTAGGGTGCGCATCGTTGATAGGCGTGGCGGGTGTTGTTTGGTTGCGCAGACAGGATTTGCACCTGTGCTCTCTTGGGTATGAACCAAGCGGGATGCTACTTCCCCACCGCGCCATAATAGCTTAATCGCGCGTTACGGAATTGATCCGGTCCTGCACATTGTCTCCGGCGGCACGATGCCTGCCAGCGTCTGATAGGTTATCGCCCGCTGTTCCCCATGTCAAATGGGCTGGGTTTACACACGACATATGACCGTTGCCGCAAAGGTGGCGCGCATGTGCGCCGTCAAACTTTGCAGTGCCTTGAGTTAGCAACAACATATACTTGGATGCTGTGATTACCTTGTCGCAGAAAGCGAGGCTTGCGGGGGCACCCTTCAACGCGGCTGGCACGAATATACAATCATGCTCAACCGCGTGTCGGTGCCGCTCTACAAATGCACGAATGGATTCCTTGGACTGGTAGCCCTGCTTGACCGATATCCCGCGCCGTATCCGTATTGCACGGCTGCCGTTGTCTTTGGCTTCCTTGCCGCCAGCGCCGCCGTTTGGAACCTTGCGGTATTTTGGGTCATTGGCTTCGAGCCAAAGTGATGTTAAAGACTTTTTAGCCACATCGAATCTCCATAATTCGGTAAGGTAAAAGCCTCGTTGGTGTTATAGCACCTTCGGGGCTTGATTGTTTTAAGACGGAATTATCCCGTAACGCTCGTTTGACTTTTGCCTATAAAGCATCACTGCACTGCGCGGCTGGGTAGTCCCGGTCCGCCGCAACTTATGCCCTATATGGGCGCGAATGCGGCGATGATAGCATAAGCGGACAGGGTGCGCAAGCGGGTCATATTGTTCGGGTAATCTCCACTCTAACGAAGTCGCAGCGAGGGAAAAACATTGGTGTGTAAACGAATGCTGAAACCGATACGCCCAACCCATTGCTGGAAGCCCCTCGTATTGCTTTGTTCAGATCGACAACGGCTTGATTGATTTTGTCTGCGTGCTCTTGGTCTGTCATTCTGTGATTCCTTGTTTTGCTTTCGGCCGCCCCAGCGGCAAGTCCTTTGCGGCTGCGGCGTCTACGTCAGCGGCGTATGCCTCGACCTGTGCGGCTACCTTTGCAGCGTATGCCACTGGCACCCACCCAGTTGGTAGCGCTTTAAACCCTGCGGCCTCTAGGCGGCGTTTGCGGCGGTTGCGCTCTGCTGCGGTCATTTGCTTGCCGTGGCGCGGTAGGCTGCGCGGTAGGCGGCGAGAATGTTGGGCGATGGTCTCGCATTGAACCAGTCGTCACCGGGTTCGGACGCCCCAAATTCGTCAGTGTGCTGCTCTGGGTCGTATCCGCCGGGAACGGGCAGAATGACACCTGACGCTTTTGCCCAATCGAAACGATCACTGGCATCTACGTCATAGTGCTGTTCCCAACTTTCCAGCATTCTGTCGCCAAAGTCGGCGAACGGTAGCACAACTTCCAATTCCTCCCGCACCTTGGCAATCTTGGCCTTTGCGGCGTCTAGTGCGTCTGCGGCATTGTGCATGTCGATTAGAACCCTCCCCGTCGTGTAGCCGGGTGAAGTCCTTGGGTGGGGCGCAATCGACGGCTCGTCACCCCATGAGGCAAGGTATTTATCATAGGCGACACGAGCGATGTTCGGTGCGTCTGGCTGGGCGGCATCAGGCATGTCCCGCTCATGCTCCATTGGGCTGCGGCGGCTGTTTGGAATGTCACTCATTGGCTTGTCTCCTGTGGCAGTCGTTTCCATTCGCGCGGGCTTGGCGATTTCACCCACGAGCTTTGCGCAATGTCGTCCAGATCATCCCACCGCGGGCGCGGCTTGCCGTTATGTGGGTATGTGGGCTTGCGCCGGGTGTCTTCTTCGTATGCTTCGCAACCAGTCATGTGCGTTTATCCAGTGTGTGCTTCGTTGCTATGCCCTCTTATAGCGTGACGCGACACAGGCCGCAAGCATAATCGACATGCGAAACGAATTAATCCGCACCCTCTACGTCAAACGCGTCGAACACGACCGGCATTCCCCGATCCGTCCTTGCCGCAACCCGGTTAGCATCAACCATCCGATCGAACGTAACCAGCATATCCTTGAGCGGCCCGCTAATCGCCCGCAGGCGCTGCCCCTCGTTGTATTGCGTGACTTCATCGCGGCTAGCGCTGTTGATGCGCTGAGCGGCCCTATATGCGCTGTCAGCGTCATCCATGAACCCTTGCAGGCCAAGAATGCCACCGCCGCCGATCAAATCGCGCTTAGACACGGCCATAATCGTGCTGGACAGGTGATCAATCTGCGTGGCCGCAAAGTAGTTGTGATCGTCTAGGTCCATTACGATGTAATTCGGCAGGGCTGGCACGTCAAACGCGGTCCAATCCCGTTCGCCCGAAAGTCGCTTGAACTCCATCCGCTTGCCGCACCACGCGGTTACGCCCATCCGGCGCAGTTCCTCAACAACCCACAGCTGCTTGCGGATCCAGTTGACCCGCACGGGCTTGCCTTCTTCCTTCGCGACGGGGGCGTGCGTGTCGCGGCATTGCCCGCCTGCAACGTATCCTAGATATTTGGTCATGCTTTGCCTTTCTTGTTCCATGGCGTCCAAGGCGTCCACGCGACGTCTACCGCGTCCAGCACCCCAAGCGCTATGGCCGCTTGTCGCAATGCCAGCGGCGTATGTTCTCGGCATAGCGCGGCGTTTGCGATCAACAGCGGGATGTCGGCTGGCTTGCCCTGCAGCGCGGCAATGGTGGCGCGGCGTGTGTCAGTCACCGCGAATCCTCCATTGCGATCAGCGCGGACAGGATTGCCAGTAGCCAAGCGCGGGCGGGGTCATCTTCGCTCCAACCCTCTCCGCAAACCTCGGGGCCAACAGACAACCCGTCAGGCCACCAACATACTTTGACGCATAGGCAAGTTGGGTCGGTGACGATTGAATATTGCGACATGCAGGGCAGAACTGCTTCATGCAGCGCCTTGGCTGCGTCGAGTGAGCCGTGATACGATCGCCTAATTAGGCTGCCGTGCTTTAATATAGCGGCCAACACCGGCCAATCGTCACTCCACGGTTGGCCAGCCTGCACCTTGTCCCGCAGCACGGCCAGCGCGTCCTTGCGTGTGTCAGTCATTCCCCATCCTCCATTTCGATCAGCGCGGATAGGATCGCCAATAGCCAAGCGCGGGCTGGGTTGTCTTCTCCGGCCCAATAATAGTCTCCCACACAGCGGCCAAATCCAGTGGAATTCCTCAAACGACACTGCCATTTTCTGGGGCGGGGCTGATGGTGCTCGTGCTGCCAGATTGCGTCAACTTCCCACCCCTGCAGAACCGCGTCATGCAGTGCCTTGGCCGCGTCTAGTGAACCAATGTAGGCCAGCCATGCGTTGCTGTGCTCTGAATGCTTTGCGTTAGGCAATGCCTCCCCAAAATCAGCCTCAATTGCCGTTCCGGTGCGCACCTTGTCCAGCAGCACGGCCATCGCGTACTTGCGTGCGTCAGTCATTCCCTGCATCCTCTGTTGCGTTGATTGCCTCGCGCAGCGCCGTTGCCGCCTGCGTGTATCCCGGCCAAGCGCTCTTGCGCTCATACAATGCGATACGGCGTTCTGCGTCATGCGCGGGGAAAGTATCAATCCACAATCCATTTAAGGTGATGTTTCCGCCATTGGCCGTGGCTGTGAAGGCGGTCATGCGCGCACCGCGTTTTTGATTGGCGCGGAAAGGCTGACTTTGACTTTGGTAGCTGTGACCATCGCAATCGCATCTTTTATCGTGTATCGGGATTTGCGCAGCGTGTTTACGTCTGCAATTTGCGATTCAGTAAGGCCGGCCATTGGGTCAACTGGCGCAACTGCGACTGGCCTGACATTTTTCAGACGGGGCGGGGCACCCACTCTGATTGCCGCGCTGGCTAATGCTGTTCTGCCAACTCCCAAAACTGCTGCGATTTGCTTTTTATTCATCGGGCCATCCCAGAGCGCTTGCACCTCTGGCGTCCATTCCACGGCTAAACGGTGCGGACGCGGGCGATCGACGGCAGGTCGTAGGCCAAGGCGATCCTGCCGGTATCGCACGCCGGAAATTGACATGCCAAGGGCGGCTCCGATTTCAATTCTTGTTTTACCGTTAAGCGTCATCTGCGCAATCGTGTTTGTCTCTGTTGTGCTCTGAGTCATTATGCAATCTCCCGATCGTCTGCGTTAATAATAAGCGCCTTCGCGGCGGATACGTCGTCCGGCATACACCACCCTGCGACGTGAACGTATCCGGCTTTGACCATCCTGCGTTGATGCTGGCGCTTCTGCGCTCGAGTTGTCTTGTCAGTCATTGCTGCCCCCCTGTCATATAGGCGACCATGCGCCGTGTTGCTTCAATGTGGCCGTGATCCGGTCCGTATTCTGCTCGCCATGCTTTAGGCTCTCGATGGATCGCAATCTTGCTGGTATCAAAGTTGCCTTGGTGGCATCCATCGCAGAGTGGAATGCAATCCGAGTCTGGCGTTTTTCGGTTGCCACCACGATCCATGATGCAGTGGTGCGCCGTGGTCGCGGATAGCTGCGTCAGACCGTAGGTATCGCAGATGATGCAGGGCAGTGACCGTACTTGGCCCATGTATGCCAGATCCGCCTGCCCCTGCGCGCTTGCCCGCGTTGCCGTGCGCTTTGCCGACACCTGGCGCATTGCCTTTGGCTTGCTCGTAAACCCGGTGCGCTTCATCGTGCCTTCCTTTCCTTTTGCTCTGACCATGCAATGCTGTGCCGGTCGCCGTATTCCTGAATGACCGTTATCAGATCGGCCATATGTTTGACCGATAGTCTGCTTGATTTAAACCCGACAGGAAAAGGCC